AAAATATAGATGAACATACTAAACATTTAATAGATGGGGTTTCGGTGGCAACGGTTATGGGGACATTAATGAGCTGGTTACCAGCAATCGCAGCACTCTTCACTATTATATGGACAGCTATTCGTATTTATGAAACTAAAACCATACAAGGTTGGTTAAAAAAAGGTAAGTAATATGAAAGCTTTTATAGATAAAATATTTAGGAAAAGAAAATCAGATGCTGAACAAATTGAAGAAAATAAAAAAATACTTGCAGAACAAATTGAAACAAGTATTAAAAAACACGTAGAAGAAGTAAAAGAAGATATTAAAAAAGAAACTAAAGTAGAAGTTCAACACAATTTAAAATCCAGATACAAAGGTTAATTAAATGCCAAGTAAATCTAAAAAACAACACAACTTAATGGCTCTAGTTGCAAACGACCCAAAAGCAGCCAAACGACTAGGTATTCCAAAATCAGTAGGAGAAGAGTTTATGAAAGCAGATAAAGGCAAGAAGTTCGGATCAGGCGGAGCACTTAAAGCAGTTGACTCAAGTGACAATCCTGGATTATCAAAATTACCAACGGAGGTTAGAAATAAAATGGGCTACATGAAAAAAGGCGGTATGGCTAAAAAAGGTATGAAAGAAGGCGGCATGGCAGACATGGCACAAGATAAAAAAACAGTTAAAAAAGCTGTAGGTATGCATGAGAAACAATTACACGGTGGTAAGAAGTCAGACTTAGCTAAGCTTAAACATGGCGGTCGTATTGCTTCTAAAGGCGAACACTCAGTTCAAAAACAGTCTAAACGTGGCGCTGAAATGGTTAAGATGAAAAAAGGCGGTATGACTAAGTGTGCTAAAGGCGGCGGCATCGAAGTTCGCGGTAAAACTAAAGGCAAGATTTGCTAAGGAGCTAACATGGCCGAAAATAAAAAACCTGAAGTAGACACTAAAAAGAAACCTGTAAAAGTAATTAAAGCAGGTGATATGTCTCCTGAAACTAAAGCTTTACCTGATGAAGTAGTTGCACCTCCAAAAAGAATTGGTGAATCTGAAAAAGATATGGGTCCAATATCTGCTAAGAAAAAAGGTGGCAAAATTACAGCAGCTAATTATGATAAGGAATATGGAAAAATATATCGTAAGGCTGTTAAAAAAATGGCTAAAGGCGGTACCGCTTCTTCTCGTGCAGATGGTTGTGCAGTTAGAGGAAAAACAAAAGCATGAGACCTTCACGTGGTATGGGCGCAATTAAAAAGACTAAGATACCTGGTGCTACTAAGAACACTATGCCTAAAGGTGTCGTTAAAAAACGCCGTGATAACACAGACTTTACCCAGTATAAAGAAGGCGGCACAGTAAACAAAGCTGGTAACTACACCAAACCAAGTTTAAGAAAAAGTATTGTGTCTCAAGTAAAAGCTGCTGCAACACATGGTACGGGTGCTGGTCAATGGTCAGCTCGTAAAGCTCAGTTAGTAGCTAAGAAATATAAAGCTGCAGGTGGTGGATACAAGTGAAATGGTCTGACAAACGTAAAAAATCTGTTGACTGTGATAGCCCTAAAGGATTTTCTGAAAAGGCTCATTGTGCTGGACGTAAAAAGAAAATGGCAAGCGGTGGCTTAGCTAAGTCACAACAATCACTCAAATCATGGGGTGAACAAAAGTGGAGAACTAAGTCTGGTAAAAAGTCTAGTGAAACAGGCGAAAGATACTTACCAGAAAAAGCAATAAAAGCATTAAGCCCACAAGAATATGCAGCAACAACAAAAGCAAAAAGAGCAGGTAAAGCTAAAGGCAAACAGTTTGTAGCTCAACCTAAATCTATTAAACAAAAAGTAAAACCTTTTAGAAAAATATAACCATGGTAGATAGAACCACAGGACAGACGAGTTTTAACTTAGATTTAAACAATCTTGTTGAAGATGCATTTGAACGTTGCGGACAAGAGTTGCGTACTGGGTATGATCTACGTACTGCACGTCGTTCACTGAATCTAATGACAATTGAATGGGCTAATCGTGGTATTAACCTATGGACTGTAGAACCAGGTCAAATACAGTTAAACCAAGGTCAGATTATGTATGCCTTACCTACTGACACTATAGACCTTCTTGACATGGTGACTAGAACCGGTACAGGATCAAACCAGCAAGACATTAATATCAACCGCATTTCTGAGTCAACCTACATTACCATACCTAATAAAAATGCTACAGGGCGTCCTATCCAAGTGTGGATTAATAGACAAAGTGGCCAAGAGAACCCTACTACATTACTTACAGCTGAAGCGCTAGATGCCACAGAAACAACAATTACATTAACATCAACTGTAGGCTTAGCTCAATTTGGTTTTATTAAAGTTGATAACGAAACCATTCAGTATGGTGGTATAAGTGGTAATGACTTAGTAGACTGCGTACGAGGAGTTAACTACACGACTGCGGCAACACATATAACAGCCTCTAGAATTTATGTACAAAACTTACCTACAGTGAATGTATGGCCAGCACCCGATCAAAATAATTTTTATACTTTTGTGTATTACAGACTAAGACGCATACAAGATGCAGGTACGGGACTCTCAGTCGAAGATATTCCGTTTAGATTTATCCCTTGCATGGTAGCAGGGTTAGCCGCGTATTTAAGTATGAAGTTACCTAATGTTATGCCTGATAGAATTGCAATGTTAAGAGCAGATTACGAAGCAGCGTTCCAATTAGCAGCTGACGAAGACAGAGAAAAAGCCCCTTTAAGGCTGGTGCCTAGGGACATGAGTTACATAAGGTAGAACATGCCTAGTAAATACGCAAGTGCCAAGAATTCGATTGCACAGTGTGATCGCTGTGGATTTAGATTCAAACTAAAACAACTTAAAACATTGGTTATTAAGACCAAAAATGTTAATATACTTGTATGTCCTGAATGTTGGGAACCGGATCAACCACAATTAAGTCTTGGTCTATACCCAGTGAACGACCCGCAGGCAGTGCGTAATCCAAGACCTGATAGTCCTGGTTATTTTCAATCAGGTTTAACTGGAATACAAGTAATACCTGGCACAGGCAATGATGTCGATCAAACAGGCGTACCCTCAGGAGGCAGTCGAGTGTTTCAGTGGGGTTATAATCCTGTAGGCGGTGCTAGTTTTTTTGATGCACCATTAACACCTAATGACTTAGTAGGAACAAGTGCACTAGGTTCAGTAACAGTAACAATATCTTAAGGAGAAACAAAATGGCTTATAAATCAGGTGCTGATGGTATTACTAAACAAGGTAAAACTAAAGGCAAAAATTTAGGTAATGATGGCGCTACAGTAGGGATTTTAAAAGGTCCTATACACGCGGGTTCTAAAGGCGGTAAAACTAATGCTGATATGAAAAGTATGGGCAGAGGTTTAGCTAAAATTGCAGCACAGAAAAAAGGATAATTATCATGGCAGAATATAAACAACCTATTATTGTACCCAATGCAGAAATTTATTTATCGCAAGACCCTAATAAGTTATCAGCACAACAATTAGTTAAAGGCACAGGCACACCACGTGTAAGCGCAGGCGACCCTGGTTCTAACGTAATTAATAAAAACGGTGAAACACAGATCCGTGGTTGTGGCGCAGCTACTAAAGGCACTAAAGCTCGGGGTCCAATGGCGTAATCATGGCTTTAAATTATTCTCAACTTGTTGTTCAAATACAGGACTACACAGAAAATACGTTTACAACAGTGGATATAAATAACTTTATCCGCCAAGCAGAACAACGTATCTACAATACTGTACAACTTCCTGCGTTAAGAAAAAACGTAACAGGGGTACTAGGTTCTGGGAATAAGTATTTAGCAATGCCCGCTGATTGGTTGGCTACGTTTAGCTTAGCTGTTATTAATGCTGCTAACGAGTATACCTATCTTTTAAACAAAGACGTAAATTTTATTAGGCAATCGTTTCCTGATACGGATTCAGATTTTTTTGGTCAACCTCAATACTATGCTGTATTTGATAACACTACGTTTATTGTAGGCCCTACACCCGATGCTGGCTATGCCGCAGAACTTCATTACTTCTATTATCCTGAGTCTATTGTGACTGCAGGTACTTCATGGGTAGGTAATAATTTTGATTCAGTGCTTTTATATGGATCATTACTAGAAGCTTACACCTATATGAAAGGCGAAAAAGACGTGCTCGATAATTACAGATCTCGTTATGATGAAGCTATGTTATTACTCAAACAGCTTGGTGATGGCAAAGACCGCCAGGACGCATACCGCTCAGGTCAAGTAAGATACCCCGTTCAATAAAGGATATTAAGTGGCTTTATCACAAACACTAGCAACAAGCTTTAAAGTTGAAATCTTAGATGGCATCCATAACTTTGGTACAGGCGTTATACGTGCAACCACTGCAGCGGATACATTTAAGATAGCACTTTATACAGCCAATGCTACATTGAATGCAACAACAACCGTATATACAACAGACAATGAAGTAACAGGGGCAGGCTATACAGCAGGGGGTAACACA